AGACCTAAAGGACTTGCTCGCACATGCTACCGTTCTCGCATCTGAAATGATGCAGAACGGGGACGTTGCGGTTTTGAAGCGACTACTTACTACTGTAGGCGCTAAGCGAATTAGCACCATGAATGAAGAACAGACCGCCCGCTTCCTTGAACTTGCGAAAGCTGAAAACTATGCCTAGCAAGCACGCAACGCTAGGGCCTTCTAGCGCGGCGCGGTGGCTAACCTGTACAGCCTCAGTTGAAATGGCGGCGAAAGCACCAAAGCCAAAAGAAAGTGAATTTGCCCGTGAAGGCACTATCGCTCATTCGTTGGCAGAGGTGGAAGCCCGCCGGGAATTTCAACTACCGGGGCATGAAAGCTACGAAACTGACATAGCGAAAGTTAGAGCGGAGCTTTTGGACTTTTTAGGCGGCGATGAACAAGCCACTGAAAGAGAATTTGAAGCGATGCAGGATTACATGTCTTGGTACATTGATATTCTCGAAGAAGCTAAAGGCGAAGACGGGGCGTTGCTGTTAGAACAGCGGCTCGCTACTGGTATCCCCGGTTGCTGGGGTACGAGCGACGCTGTTGTTATTCGCGGCGATTGTATACACGTTATTGACCTGAAATATGGTCGCGGCGTGGAAGTGTCACCGGTTGAAAATCCACAATTCATGCTCTACGCGCTAGGGGCGCTCAAAGCGTATCGAGATACGCTAGAGAAGACCCGGCGTGTGCGGATGACTGTATTTCAACCACGAATCAACAATGTAGACACGTGGGAAATTTCCGTAGAGCGTCTGAAAGAATGGCGTGAGAGTGTAGCACGCCCGGCGGCAAAAAAGGCTCTTTCAAACGAGGGTACCGAATTTGCACCGAGCGAGAGCGCGTGTAAGTTCTGCCCAGCAGCAGGTATCTGCAAGCCACGGGCAGAGTCTATAGCTGCTATAGCGTTTGAAGAAGACCCAAACATTATTTCGCTGGAAGACCGCGCCCGGTATCTAGCGCGGGTAGGCGAAATAAAATCCTGGATAAAGCACCTGGAAGAGTCTTCTCTAGAACTCGCTTATGAGCAGGGGCAGAAAATCCCTGGCTATAAGGTAGTTCGCTCTGGTTCGCGCCGGGTTGTTGCAGATACGGACGCGGCTACCAAGCGGCTTACGGACGCTGGCTATAGCGTTGAGCAGTTCACCACACGTAAACTAGCCGGGGTAACAGACCTGGACAAGCTAGTGGGCAAGAAAGAATTACCTGGCGTGCTAGGTGATGCTCTACAGATGACCGAGGGAAAACCTTCGTTAGTTCCAGAGTCAGACCGCCGTAAGGCGATTAGCAAGAAACAAGAGGTAAGCGAGATGTTCAGTAATGAATAATCGAGTTAAAATTGACTTTGACGCTCTTGACCGTTGGCGTGCTACGCATGGTATCGAGAGCGAAAAAGAGATGTGCGAGCGAGCCGGTCTAAACCCGGATACGCTAAAGCGCATCAAGAGCGGTGCACGAAGCCTAACGCTTCTCACCGTAGAGGCGTTTTACAACGCCTATGGAATAGAGTTTACACCAGATGATGAACTCTCCATTTACCAATACGTATAAACCGATAAACAGTTAGGAAGTCTAAGCATGGCTAAAGAAAACACCCGTATCACCACCGGCGAGGTTCGCCTTTCATTCGTACACCTGTTCGAACCCTACGCTGGTGAGGACGGCGATACCCCCAAATACTCAGCAACGCTCATTATTCCTAAGAGTGATACTGGAACCGTTGAAAAGATTCGCAACGCTCAACAGGCGGCGCTTCGTAACGGTAAAGAGACGAGGTTCGGCGGTCAAATCCCGAAGAATTGGCGAAACACTTTGCGAGACGGCGATGAGTCAGACCGCCCAGAGTACGAAGGCTGTTACTACATGTCGGTTCGCGCCAATTCCGACCGCAAGCCTAGCGTGGTAGACCAGAACGTGAACGAAATTCTGGATAAGAGCGAAATCTATTCAGGTGTGTATGCCCGTGCGGCTATTGAGGCATTCCCGTACAACACTAATGGTAAGGGTGTGTCGTTCCAGATTCTCGCTGTTCAGAAAACCCGCGACGGTGAACCCCTGGCTGGGGGCGCACCCGTGAAAGCCTCTGACTTGTTCGAACCTGTAGAAACCGAGAGCGAGGGCGAAGACCTTATCTAACAGACCCGTCGAACGGTAGACGCTAAAAACCGTAGCTAACCAGATGTTAGCGAACTTTGTGTGCAAGAAAGCCCCGGCATGTGGAATAGCCGGGGCTTTCACTATACAACTCGAAAGAAGACCACGGGTAAGGACATGGAAATACTTGATATTGACATTGAAACCTATTGCGAGTTAGACCTTCAAAAGGTGGGCGTGTATGCGTATACCGAGCACCCTAGCTTTCGTATACTTATGGCCGCTTACGCGGTAGACAACGGCGACGTTCTGATAACAACCGATGAAGACGAAATACGTAACATACCCGGCTTGTGGGATGACGCGGTAACGAAGAGCGCGTATAACGCTAACTTTGAACGGGTATGTTTCTCACGCCTAGCCGGACTTCCAACGGGTGAGTATCTGCAACCGGAAGCGTGGCTAGACTCACAAGGTATCGCGGCTAATTGGGGTTACCCTCAAAAGCTGGAACACACAGCAGAGGCGTTAGGTGTTGAGCATAAAGACAGCGCGGGTACGCGGCTTATCAACCTGTTCTCGAAGCCTAATCCACGAACAGGATTGCGAACCAAACCGGAAGATAAACCCGCTGAATGGGAGGAATTTAAAGCCTATAACGTGCAAGACGTTGTCGTTCTGAAACAGGTTCGAGAAGAACTTTTTAGGCGGCATGGAGGGTTCGCGCCGGGTGAGTTTGAGGTATGGTGTGCTGACGCACGACTCAATGACAGGGGTATAACGACGGATACCGTTCTAGCCGCCGCCGCGTCCGACGCGAACCAAGACGTGAAGAACGAAGCGCTCAACAAAATCAAGATGATATCCGGCGCAGATAACCCAAACTCGCGTAATCAACTGCTGGCATGGTTGAACAGGCAACCACACGAAACGCTACAGTCGTTGCAGGATGTGAAGGCGGAAACAGTGAAAGACCTGCTGCGTATAGATGACCTCCCAGCAGACGCGCGCCGGGTGTTGGAGTTACGACAGGATACCTCCCTTACCACAGCAAGCAAATACGACGCGGCTATACGACGACGTTCAGATGATGGTAGGTTACGGGGGTCTTTCAAATACTTTGGCGCTCATACCGGGCGTTGGAGCGGGCAGGGTGTGCAGCTACAGAACCTAGCCCGCGATTCAGCTAAGACAGATGAAGAGGCTATCAGTTTGGCGACACGTGTCGTTATCGGGGATACAGTAACAGCGCAAGACCTCAAGAAACTTGTTCGCTCAATGTTTCTAGGCCCATTCACCGTATGCGACTATAGCGCTATCGAAGCCCGTGTTTTAGCGTGGCTGGCAGGTGAAAAGTGGGTACTCGATGCATTCCTAGCCGGGCGCGATATTTACATTGAGACTGCAAGCCGCATGTTCGGGGTGGACTACGAAGCTGCGCGTGCGCTACGGCAAAAAGGTAAAGTTGCGGTTCTTGCTTTGGGGTATGGCGGCGGGCTAGTCTCGATGCGCGCGATGGGTGCAGATGGTAGCGACGATGAAGTGAAAATGCATATTCAGCAATGGCGGGCGGCAAACCCGAATATCGTCCGTTTCTGGAAGACGCTAGACAACGCATTTCGCGCCGGGGGTGGACAGGTTGGAGAGTATATCTCTGTCCGTAAGGACGTACCGAGTCGCCAAATGCAAATCTCGCTACCGAGCGGGCGCGCGGTGTGCTATCGAGAGCCGCGTATTATCCGAGCTGAGAAATTCGGTGAGATGCGAGACGTTTTATCCTTCATTGACCCAAAGTACCGAAACCGCGTACAGACGTATGGAGGGAAATTGACTGAGAACGTGACACAGGCAGTCGCCCGCGATTTGCTCGCTCACGCACTAGTTGAGATGGACGCATTAGGCGTGCCAGCGGTAGCGCATGTTCACGATGAAATCTTGGTAGACGGCGGAAACGTGGATACTGTAGCCGCTATCATGGGAGAAGATGAAAACTTTCGCCCTGCATGGGCAGACGGGCTACCGCTCTCTGCTGAGGGGTACCAATGTAAACGCTATAGGAAAGGATAGAAATATGTGTGCAATTGGGACACCGCTACCCGGCGGGGTTATCCAAGCGCTAGTGCTACTAGACGAAAAAGGTAAAGCATACGGCGACTCATGGCGTAAGCGGGGTGAGATGTTTAGCATCTTGCCGAATATAGCCCGCAAGGTAGACCGGATAGGGATACCCGGCGGGGGTGACACGCTCAAGGATACTATTGTAGACCTGCTGAATTATTGCTTGCTCTATGCGTGCTGGCTGAACGGTGATGAAGATGCCAAAGGCACGGACGCTATGGCGGTGTCGATTTGGGTTGATTCAGCGCGTGAACTTGAAGAAGCGAAGCACGCCGGGTTGGAGAAAACCCCGGCGGGTATTGACTCCTACGTTCGAGAGAAGTTCGAGAATATCCTGAGTACTTATACGTTCAACACGGTTCAGGAACGCTACCAGAAAATCCGTCATATAGCGGCTATCTTGATGCACGATGACCGTTTATAAGGTATAATATAATTACCTTTGTCTGTGGTTGGGGGCGGGGCGTTGAGAGTACTCACGCCCCGCTTTCTTTTGGTAATTTTCAAGTGTGGTGTAAAACACCCTTTCCTGGGTTGCATCAAAAGTTCAAAACTTGTATGCTTGAAATATCAAGGCAACAAGGTCTTGATACAGACAAAGGAATAGTGTTATGCGTGAAGTTGCAGAGTTCAAGTACTGGCATAAGGGACGCGGTGAGTACGTTCTCGATACTGAAAGCGTTGAGAACGCACCCGAAGGCTTCAAGGATTTGTACTTACCAAACGTGATTTTTGCGGGTTCTCAAATCGCCTTTCGTGGTGATGTTTACGGGTACGTTAGCAAACAACGGGAACGTGGGTACAAATACGTGGATAGCGAGAAATTCAAGAAGCCTAAAGTGCACACCATCTTTACGGTAGAGTACAACGGCTAGTACCAACCCCGACGTGATGAACACGCCGGGGTTTCGTTTGCATCAAGTATACAAATGTTGTATACTTGAATTACTAACCAAGACAAGGGAGGGTGTGCACAATGTACACGAAATTCGAGATTATCAGTACTACCATTGCTATCTTTTTCACCGTATTTTGCGCTATCGGTGTGGTGGCTTCTCATGGTGAGGGAAATGGTGCAACGCTAGGGCTTCTAGTGTTTGGCGGATACGCAGCTATCCAACTGGCACGAAAGTAGGCAATGATGCTAAAGAAGCTATGGGCAAAGGTAACACGCCGGGGTACTCAGCAGACCGGCGAATACGTAGAGCCGCTAGAAACAGCGACAGACGCTAATTCGTTGTACCAGGTGTTCATGCATACTATGGCGCGAATTAATGCGGCGGAAGAAGCGTACTTTGCCCGCTAAAGTTCAATACCGAGACCTTCGCGGGTCATGGGTTCAAGAGTTGATAGACACCGGCGTGGTAGACCCGCTACCTAACCGCATGAGCGTTTACCAGGTCGTTATCACGAATGGCTACGGCCCGCATACGCATGAGTGGACTCAGAAATACTCACCTGAGAAACTTATGACGTTAATCACAGAAAATGTTGAAATATAAGCTTGCATCAACAGTTCAAGACTTGTATACTTGAATTAACGAAGCAGATAAGAAGAAAGAAGCAGACAATGGCAACCTACGGACTTATTTACACCTATGACGGTAACGGTTCATACTCTATTCGGAATACGCAAGACAAGCGAATGCCGAAATCGGTAGAAGTGAACGTACCCGAACGCGTAGAAGCCGAACATTTCGGCATTCTAGAAGACGCGGTACGCGCCGGGCTATCGAAGGCTAAAGACGTTGAGGTCTTAGGCGTTCGTTGCTCGCACACCACGATTGACCGCCGGCATGCACTGTTCGCGGTGTTTGACCTTTCGGTTCCGGGGGTAGCGTAATGAAAACGATACGAGTCATGTACGTAGCGACGAACGAGACTTATTACGCGCTTCGTAGTATGGATAGTGAACATCTTCGAGAGGCTTTACACGCCGGTGTTCCGAGGCAGTTGAAAGCGCATAACTTCTATATCCTTACCGAGACTGTACGGCGTAGGCTTCAACCGTTAGTAGGTGTTCGCGTGGACGATATTCAAGTATCAGGTGATGCGCTCGCCGTGCAGATACAGCTAACGACGGCTACTCCGAGCCGGGTGTACGCTCAAATGGTGGAAGAGGGGGTTTACATGTTCCATTTCCCAGCGGAGGAGAAGCCCTCTGAGAAGATACGTAGGGCGTTCACTAAGCAGGTTCACGCTGATACGCAAGACGGTCTGATAAGCGCGGTACACGGAATTGTACGAGACTTACCCGGAGTGCATATCAAGAGTAGCGGTCTAGCACGTGCTCGCACCACAACGCTATCATCAATAGAGGTATTCGACTTATTCGTGGAAGGGTAACAGCATGAGAGTAGAAATCGGATACACTTACACCAAGGGCGGCGGGTTCACGCTAGGGCGCGTATTCAGTGCTGAGGAACCACCGGCGTGGATAATGAACGTATTCCCGAAATTCATACCGGCTAAGGACGTATCAGACATTGATAACGCCATAGACAAGGTGGTGGCAGAGAGCAAACGAATCGACGAATGTAACACCTTTCACTCATGGCTCTTGCGCCGCGATATACCACTATTCACCACAGTAACTTTACAAGTCCACTAGACAGAGAGAAAGACCATGACAACCACAGTAACCCACGGCTACGCGAACCTTCGTAGCGTGAACCGTGAATCAGAGCTATTAGTTCTCACCTTGACACAGGAAGAACTTCATGTAGCCCGCGAACTATACCGCGCCGGGCGCGATGCGCTAGAATCCGCATATATCGCCCGCGATTACACCCTGCACCCTGAGATGAAAGAGCTAGGGTTATCACCTAAGCGTAGCGTGGTTCGCGTAGGTAAGATAGGCAACATGAATGTTCGCCGCCCGCCGATGGGCCGCTACCGCCGCTACGCAAAGAAAATTGACAAACTTACCGCTAAGAATCCTGAACGGTACGCAAAGAAAATCCAACAAATGACTATCGTTCTCCGGCTCGCATACATTCGCGGGCATATCGAACTGGGCGAAGGGTAGGGAGATGCACGAGCTAAAATCCCGCGAGCTATTCGCGGGTTACGGTGGTCTAGCTTTAGCCGTTGAGAAGGCGCTTTCAGCTCAAACGATATGGGTAAGTGAAATATCGTTACCGCCGTCTAAGGTTTTAGCAAGCCGGTTCCCAAATGCTCAAAATTTAGGCGACGTAACAAAAATACCTTGGGTCGGCGTTCCTAAGGTAGATATACTTTCTGGTGGCTCACCTTGTCAAGACGTAAGCCTAGCAGGAAACCGCTTAGGGTTCTCACCGGGTACCCGGTCTAACCTATGGGTTGAAATGCGTAAAGCCATTGAAGAATTAAAACCCGAACTAGTAGTTTGGGAGAATGTGAAAGGGGTGCGTAGTGCAAGAGCCGATAGCGGTATGGGATACTGCGCGGGATGTTTGGGAAATATCCGAAAACAAGGAAAACTACAACCTAATTTGCGAGCATTGGGTCGTGTTTTGGGAGACCTTTCCGAAATCGGGTACGATGCTCAATGGGTATCTATACGAGCCAGCGATGTAGGCGCTCCACACTTGCGAGAACGGGTGTTTGTACTCGCTTGGCGGGAAGGTGGTAAATACCGTTACGAGCCTAAACCTCTACACCTCTCGCCTACCCCAAACGAAGGGGTCTTACTTCCTACACCTAATACGATGGACTACTTGAACTGGCGTGAAGGGGAAGCGAGGGAGAAGGCTCTACGTAGGGGCGACTACCAAAGGAAGCCCTCAGCTAGAACCGGTAACCTAAGGGAAGAGGTTCATTTTAACTTTGAAAGCTACCTACCTGCAATAAGGTTTTGGGAAGAAACCCTAGGCATAAAACCCACGAAAGCCACGGTAAGCATAGATGGTAGGCCCATGCTAAATCCTGAGTTTAGCGAGTGGGTAATGGGTCTACCAAGAGGTTGGGTTACAGACCCCGCAACCGGTCTAACCCGAAAAGAACAGCTACAAATACTTGGGAACGGCGTAGTACCGCAACAAGCAGAATACGCAATACAAACAATGTACAACAATCTGAAGAAAGTAGGGTAGAAACGATGCACATCTACATTCGCACCGGCGATAACGAGAACACTGGTATTGAGTTTCTGAACGGTAAAGGGTGGGAATTATCCGGTTACGAGCGTAAAGGGTTCGCCTACACACCCCCGGCGGGCGAAACACGCCGGTACGTTTTCAAGGAAAGTTTCAACGGTAAACTACTACCCTTCCAAGGCGGTGAAAAGGCGTTAGCCGCTATGGTTATAGCGGTTGAAGAATTACGCTCTGTAGACGGCGAGCAGGAAATCAAGACGGTTACGTGGATACGTGAAGGACACGACAAGCTACATAACCTACTCATGATGTTAGGTCTTGACCGTTCTACATGGACGGCGGAACCACTTCGAGACGAAATCCAGCATATAATCTACGAGTACCTGAATTGTGGGCCGAGCTGTGTTGAGGTATCTGTGTCTGAAGAAGACTTTAAACGGGTTACCTATGACAGTGCCGAGAGCAACAGGCTTGGGTACTTTTGTGAAGATAAACCACAAGGGTTCAAGGTGGCGTTTGACGATAAGGTTCTGCACTACTCAATTCCTGAGTTTCTAAGGCATACAGTGTATATGTTGCACTTCGAACAGGGAACTTTAGCTAGGGCGGTACTACTATCCGATAAGTTGTCAAAGATAGAACCTAGCCAGCCGGTTCAGGTAACCCTAACGATGGTAATAGACGAGAACGCAGCCCCGGTACCCGCTGGGGAGGTTCTGGAACGGTTGCAACACTTTGTCTGTGCGTACACCGTGAACGACAAAGAAGAGCAGGTGAACGACGAGCAGGTGAACGACGAGCAGGTGAACGATGGGGCGAAAGTACGTAGGGTAAATATTGACGTTGAAGCGTTAGAGAGTATCGAATTTAAAGGCGCTCCCAGCCTATCATCCAACCCTACTGAACTAAGTGACTCCAACGCGGTACGCCCGTTGCACAATATGGGGTTTACCTTGGTAGGCTTCTCAGGTAAGAGCTGGAAGTTTGAGCCCAGCCCGCGTAGTGTTCGGTCTACCATATATCATAAGAACTATGAAGACCGCGCGTTAGCGGTTGCTGCCCTAGCCACTCTAAGGGTAATGAGTAAACACCTATACAGTGGTGAGTTGCAGGTAGTTTCTGATGTTCTCGATAAGGACTTTGTGGACGCGGTGAACGGCATTCTGCGGGGGCGTGACTTTTACGAGGCCCTTAATTACCTCAAGGGGTTTTTCAACGTGGAAGAGGTGAAGAACTAACGATGATTGAGTTTGTACTTACGAAGGAAGACGTTACGCACCTAAACATTGTCGATGATAATACGGTGGCAGACGCTGAAAGTAACCCTAAGAAAGCCTATACACTCAAGAATCAAGAAGTACTAGATGCCCCCGGCGCGTTTGGGTAGGCGACGCGCCGGGGGTGTTTTGTATCAGCTGTTAGAGCTGAGTGGTTCCGGTAGCGTTAGCGTCCGGTGCCACAGGCTCAGCCGGTGCTTCGCTTTCGGTAGAAGGGTTGGTAGGGGTTACGTTGAAGAAAGCCACGCCAAAGGTGACTACCTGCAGCGCGATACCGGAAATAATCTGCCACAGCTCAGTAGATACGAAACCGAGTGCGATAAGCAGGTTACCGACAAGAGGGATAACGGCGTAAGCGAACTTACGTACCGATGCCCATTGCTCACTGGTGAGATTCATTAGTTTTACTTCCTTATTCAGTTAGTTGAAGAAACCCGTTCCCCAAGTATTCGACGGGTTGTTATCATCCGGGCCGATAGCGACATAACGGCGCTTACCTGAATAGCTTGTGTAGGTTAGCCACACAAAACCGTTTTCAGCGATGTAACCATCATAAATGAACGACTGCCCCGGCTTGTACTCACCCTGTGCAGGGGACTTGGGGTTAGTATCGTTCGAGACGGGGAGAGTATCATTCACGGTGAAGGTACCGCGCTTAGCAACCCATCCGCTATTATTCTGGTTCTGTGCGCGAACCGGCGGGGCGGCTACGGTATCACGGGGTGGACGGTAGAACGTTGCCACCGGTTGCCCTGCCAGGTTCCAATAAGAATCGTGCTGCTGCACCGAGATACCGTTGTTACCGTAGTTGCAGTGAATGATATTCTCGTTATCATCCAGGAAGATACCGGTATGACCGTTCGCGCCGTAAGACGCGCCGCGTACACCCCAGATGAAAACGTCGCCGCGCCGGGGCGAATAAGAGCCGTCGGCATTCGGTGAGAGCTTAGTCCACCCGAAGCGCTCTAAGTCATTGAACAGCGACTCAGTAGAGCCGATAGCGGTACCTTGTGGGAAATACCCGGCGGCGATAAGTGCGTAGTAAATAGCGCTAGAACAGTCGTAAGAGCTAGGCCCCCAGCGCTGTTCCATGCTGTAAACTACACGTCCCTTGCGGGCATTCATCCACGCAAGGGCTACATCTGTACGAGACATCTAGTGTCCTTCTTTCTCTATATTTACTTTTGGTGCTTCCCCGCCGGTATCCCACAGAAATTCATGAATGTACCCACGAAGTTCTGTAGGCATATCGGGCGGTGGTGGCGGCGCGCCAATATCAATGTGGTTATTCAAACGCACGATATGGGCCGCCGCCAACGAAACAGCAAGCCTAGACCGGTCTAGCATGCGGTAAGAGTTTTCACGCGCTATACGTAAATCCTTCTCCATCTGCGCAAGCGTTTCCTGTTGCAGGTTCAAACGCTCATTCAGTAGGCGAATCATTTCGCGGTTTGACTCATGCCTATTAGCGTCGCGGTCTTTAGCCCATGCGGCGACAGACGGAATTATGGCCCCGGTGAGAACACCAAGGAAACCCCATAATTCCGGTGGTAGATTAGGAAATATCATCACCCGTCAGCTTCTTGTATTGAGCCGCTAACTCAGTAGCCGCCGCTGTTACACCCGCCGCCTTAGCGATAGCATGCCCGGCGCGTACCGTCTCAACCTGAGCCATGTACTCAGTTAGAGTACCGCGCGCCCATGCCAGTTGCAGGTTCCACAACCAGGTAGACGGTAACGAGTCATAAGGGTTCTGGTTACGTTCAGCACCCGAATAAATCGTATCGTCCGTAAGGTACAGGTTCGCAACATTCACGGTATCTGCACGTTGCAGAACCTGAACAGCTTGAGCGTAGTTCTTCACGTCATGAATGGTGTGCCAGAACGCATGTCGTGACATGCCCTTGTAGTGTTCCTGAGTCAGGTCTTTAGCCGTAAGGTACGAAGCCGCGTCATTTTCATAAGTCATGAAAATATCAGCGGTGCCCTTCATTTCCGCAGCGATAGACGCGCCGGGGTTACCCACGATTTTCAGGAACGGGTACTTGCTCTTGAGCTTGTTGTAGATGCTACGGTGGAACGTCGATGCGCCCGCCTGTGCACCCCAACCGTTCTTATATTCGTCACCGAAAATACCATCTACGCCGTACTGTGCGACATATTCATCAACCTCTTTGAGAATATCCGCCTCAGGACGCGGCGCGTCGATTGATGCGCCGGTGCGAACGTATCCGTAGACCTTCAACCCGAACTCGTCACGCATGATTTGTACCTGGCGGGCAAAGTTCTTGTAATCGTCATCCCCGCGTTTGGACGGGCCGTTTTTCGGATTAATGATAACGAACGGTACAACGTCACCTGCAAGCCCTACCTGGTGCCATTTCTGCTTATCCACTGGTTGCCAGTGGTCGGCGTAGAAATAAGTCACAGGAACAATTCGGCGCGGGTGGGTACGCTCCGTTTCCTCTGCCACCTGGTAGTTGAACGCGCCCTGCACTACCG